AAATTTCTTCCATGGCATTACCTCGTCACCTTTTTTTATATGAATATTATAAGAATTTTCTAGGTCATTAAACAATATATGAGAGATCTCATGACCGCCATATACTGTTTGCCCTATAGAATAATGCATTGCATCATTTTTATAATCCGAACCTATACTTATTTTTCTTATAACAGAACTCACAGTTAGTCTTCGCTTAAGTCAGTTGATCCACTTTCTTTCGAGATCTCGGTATAGGAACCGTCTTGTAAGTTAATGTTAATAGGGCCATATTCTTTCTCAAGTTCTGATTTGAAATCTTCAATAGATTTATTTATGTCTGCCAATTGATGCAAATAACTATGCTTTTGTGATTCCAATACCCCAATATTTGTCAGTATTGCCTGTAATTCTTTTTGCTCAGTAGTAATTTTTTCTAACTGTTCTGCTGTAATTTTTTTAACTTCTGTTTCCATTTTATTTAATTTAATTGTTATATTTATTTAATCACTTATTTAAGCGCAATTCTACTATTTATCTATATAAAAGTATACTTGCCGCTGGAACTGTTGTTCCTGAAGATATAATACTTGTAATCATTATTGGTAAAAAAGTACCAGATTGCAAACCTGTAAGTGTAACCGGAGTATTAGTAGTTACGCCTGTATTAATATTGTATGAACTATTTCCAGCCGGTACCACAACTAATGTATTACCTGTAACTTGCGTTACCGCTCCTATAAATACCGCGCTAGGTTTACTTAAAACTACATTAGACGCTAATGAAGCTACAATGTCTACAGTTGTAGCAAAGTCCGGTTGATTCCCAAATTGACCCATAATTTATTTTTTAATATTATATATTTGTATTATTAAACTCCCCTATAAACTTTACATTTACAGGGGAATTATAAATAATAATTTATTATGCAACAGTTGGCAAAGCCGCGATTGTAACACCGCTAGGCAATACCACATTAATAAGAACCGGGCCGGCCTGATTTAAAATAGCGGAAGTAATTACACCTACTGAACCAGATGCTCCAGCGGCGCTAGTTGTAAATGTATAAGACTTAGCTCCTGAATAGATAACAAAAGTAGTAGCTGTTAAATAAGATACATAAGTAATGTTATCAGTATTAAAAAGTACTGTTGGTGCTCCAGCAACCGTAGTTGGAATTGTGATAAATTTTGCCATTTTTTTAAGTTTTGTTTTTTTGTTTTTTGTTTGTTTTTTGTTATATTAATCTAATTACGTATTATAATTTATTTTAGTTTACTTTTTTAGCTAACCCAAATTGAATAAGATTTTGTTTATCGGATTCCGTAAGATCTTGTTTTGCGCCAGTTCTAATATTCGTATAATTAGCGAATTTATTACGGCTGTTCATTGTCATTGTACTATCCTTTTTATAACCTTCATAAAGATCATTTTTTGTTTTTGCTTGTGCTTTATCGTAATAACCAGACATTCCCCTTTTGTTTGAAGATCCTGAAAAAGTACTTGATGTCTGTTCAACTTTCCCGGTTTTAGTGTCTATAACACGGTCTCCTTGGTATTCGTTTTTGCCTTTAACATACTTTTTTGTATATGAGTTTGCCTCTTGCATTCCGGTAGTAGCGTTCTTGGTTGTTTCGCCGTAAACACCTTTACTATTTTCAATACTAGCTACTGTTTTTTTCTGGTTTCTAGTATAGTCTGTTGTTTTTTCAATTTCTGTATTAGCAACTGGTTTCTTTTTTGGATCAATTGTTGCGTTAGCAGCAGATCCGCTAGTTAGACCCACAGGTAATCCGTCCCCTGTTTTAGGGTTATTGCCCCTGCCTGGTGTTTGAGTATATGGCATCTTATTTTTTCTTTTTAGTTGCTATTTTTTTTCCCATAGCTTTTTCTTTCATTTGCATTTTTTTGCCTTCCCCTTTTTCGTGTTTGGCCATAGCCGCTTTAGAACCGTACTTTTCACCGGTTGCTTTTTCTGTTACCATTTTTTTCATAATAATTATTTTTCAGTTTCTTTAATATTTTTTTTATCTGTGTATAATACAAACCATCTATTAATAGTATAACCAATAGAAACTAATAATAGCATTATTTTTAATGCAGGCTCTACAGCCGTCATGCTTATTGCCATAGTTGCCCCGTTAAATAAATATATTTTTAAATCTGCATGTCCCATTAATAACGTCCCTTTGCTCTTTGAGTAATTGCGCAACCACACGCTGTAGGTTTGTCGTTATTTAGAATGATACCATCTTTACCAGAACTAGAACCTTTGCCTTTTGGTAATGAATCAGTATTAAAAGGACCATTCCATAAAGCATTAGCTCCAACGCCTGAGTCTGACGCAAGTTTATCATGGGAATCCATTGGATGCTTTTTAATGTTTAAAATCATGATTAATATGTTTGTAGGTTATTGTTAGGCATAATTTGCGTTTGTGCATTTTGCGGATTTGCAACCGGTGCGTTAGGCGCTACATATTGTGCAGAAGGGTCCACGCCGTTAAACGGCGTTCCAACTGTCCTAGTAAACGTGCCTGGATTCTGCACTCCATTAATATTCTGTAATGCTTGCATATTGCCCATCGCATTTGGATTCATTGCATTGTATTGCAATTGATTTTGGTTTTGATTATAGTTGTCTATCATCTTAATTATTTTTATTAACGTTTTCTATTGCCTTTTTTAACACTATATCGCTATATGTTTTACCTTTCATTATACTGTTCCTTTGTGTGCTAGTAGGTATTTCTTCGATACCGAGCATTATGCGGTACATTCTACTTATTAATTGTTTGCACTTAAAAGAAACTTTATATATATGGTATTTTTGTGTTGTGTGATTTCTAGGCCTCCAAACAACTATCCACCCTTCTTTTAATAAGGAATTCCAGCGCCTATTATCCCAACTATACGAGTATGTACCTATCTTAAAATCTTGTTTTGTAAAGAAGTCCATACAGTCAAAGTATATCAGCAATTCCAAATCAGCATCGGATAAATCATTATTCCTGCATGCCCATTTACGTATTATTCTATAATTTTTTAATAAGTTAAGTTCTTTTATGTCCTTAGCTTCAAACCGTTTCATAATACAACAACTATATCCTGCAATTTTATAACTGTATATTTATCACCTTCAAATTCAATTCCGTGGCCAGCGTGCTTATCATAGTATATTTCATCTCCTTCAACAACCGCCTTTATATCGTCACTAACTGAAACAATAACTGCTTCCTTATATCTAATGTCCTCTTTATCTTTTTCAATCAAAATAAGACCTCCTTTTGTTTTATCTGTAACTACTTTTTTTGGTAGTATGATTATATTATTACCTATTGCCTTCATTCACTCTTAAGTTATTGATTACACAATCGGTTGATAATATTGTAACAGCAACTGACGCCGCATTTCTTAATGCTGACTTGGTAACTAACAACGGGTCAATAATACCCGCCTCAATCATATTAACTGTTTTATTAGTTATAACATTTAAACCAAATCCTACACGTCTATTTGTAGGTATTGCGTCAATACCAGCGTTTCTTAGAATAGTATAGAATGGCGCGGTGATTGCATTTAGTAAGGCAGTTTCTCCTGCAGATTCTGAACTAATAATTTCAGAGGCGTCTAATAACGCGATGCCGCCTCCAGGAATAATACCTTCTTTAATTGCTGCTTTAGTTGCGCAAATTGCATCTTCAACTCTATCTGCTTTTTCTTTTAATTCAATATCAGAGTTAGCTCCGACTTTTACAATTGCTACCTTTGCAGATAATCTTGCTAATCTTCTTTCTAATCTAATAACTTCGCCTGGTTGATTATTGTTTAACAACTTTGCTTTTATCTCAGTTATTAATTTAACAATATCTTCATTGGGCTCGCCTACTTGTAATACTGTATCAACATCACCTGTTATACTTCTTAAACAAGTTCCTAGATGCTCTGGCTGGATTAAATCCATATCGTCACCTAGATCTTCATTAATAACAGTTGCTCCGGTCAACAAAGCTAAATCAGATAACATATCTTTTTTGTTTACACCGTAAGTTGGTGCGTTGATTACGTTAACTTTGATGTTGCCTTTAATCTTGTTCATTGCTAATGCCGATATAACCACTGGTTCCATATCTGCAATAATAAGTAATGACTTATTTGTTTTTATAATATATTCTAATACTGACTGTATCTGTCTAATATTTTCAACCGGTGATTCTATAATCAAAACCTGAGGATTATCTAACTCAGCAGTCTTTTTTGTTTGGTTTGTTACAAAATGTGGATTTACTAAACCTTTTTCGTATTGTACACCATCTAGTATCTCAATTTCAGTTTCGGCTAATGATGATGATTCCATCATAACAATACCTGTCTCATTAACTGCTCTAAAAGCATCCCCAATAATCTTACCTAATACAGGATCATTATTTGTTGAGATGGTTGCAATTTGATCAATCATTGTTCCGGTAACTGGTACTACAATAGATTCTAAATATTTAATTACACTTTCCACAGCTGACTCAATGCCATTTTTAAGTTCTCTTGAACTAATAGCGTCTTTAACCTCATAAGCTTCAGATAAAATAGCGTGAGCTAATACCGTTGCTGTTGTTGTTCCGTCACCTGCCTCTTTAACTGTTTTTCTTGCTGCTTCTTTTAAAAGCCTTGCCCCCATGTTTTCAATAGGATCCAATAGTATTACACTATCAGCAACAGTTACGCCATCTTTTGTGATCACAGGATTACCTGCTCCATCTTCTAACATTACACATTTACCACTAGCCCCTAATGTAGAACTAACAGCTTTAGTTAGTTTTGTAATACCTTCAAAGACCTTATTCTTGGCATCATCGCCAAAACTTAAGTTCTTAACAATTGCATCTGACATATTTATTTGATTTAATTTAATTTGATTATATTCCTATTATTACGCAGTATTAATATTTTTTAACTAAATACTCTAAGTACGTTTATTTTATTATGATATTTATAAACTATGAATCCTATAAGTATAACAAATAATAAAGCGGTTAGATGTATAATATAGTTTGCTTTTTTAACTATTTCTTTTTTCTTTACTATAGTTTCTGTTTTAACTGCTGTTTTTTGTGTTTTAGACGTGCTTAAATCAGCCCTTTTACTTTTTGAATGTATATTACTATTGGTTTGCTTTTTAATTGTTATAGTGACATTTTTATATATCTTGCCGTCAACAATAAATTCAGCACAAGAATCAATTGGTTTAATAATTATATCTTCCAGAACTACTTCCTTTTTTACATAACTACTATCTACCACTTTTATTGACAATGTATCCTTTACAATAGCCACGCTATCTAATTTAACAACTACTTTATCAGTAACAACTTTCCGCGAAGCGCATGATGATAATGCAATTATAAAAATAGCGGCTAACGTAACGGCTAGCCAAAATGCAATCACGCCTTTATTTTTTTTAATCATTATGTTATTATTAAGGTTATTTCTTTTGCTTCTTTCATTTTTGCAAATAAAGATTCAAACGCTTTTCTAGATTGCCCAATAAAATCTTTTGATCTAGTTCTACCTACCAATACACAGCCTTCCGTGTCATGGTTAGTATTCCCGGGATGAATACGTACTCCCTCAAAATTTGGCACGCTAAGTAATAACGGTAATAACTTTTTAAATCTATTAGATTTATTAATTATAACTTTATATGTACCTTTTGGTATTGCGGTTTCACACTTTATTTTAACTTCCCTTTCCTTGTCTTCTAAAGTATAACACTCAATCTTACCATCGACGGTTAATTCGCCTATAGTTGAGTTTTCTGTTTTATATAATCTTTTAATTTCTATTTTCATATTTATTATTTATTTTGAAAATGTATCTACTATTCCCTGAACTGCTATATACGCACTTGCTATTATAACCCAGTCTGAAGATGTTAGTTTACCCATAAATAGGCATACACATGCTATTGTAAATACCATTAACTTTCTTGATATAAATTTATTCAATATTATATCTATTTCTTGTTTACTCATAAAATAATTTTTTATATTTACCACGTAGCCAACGCTGCCCTAACCCAAGTATTTGTCGCGGTACACACATATATAAAACTAGCTGTAATTCTTATATCCCCTAATGTGCCTGTTGCCGTTGCGCTTGCGGGCGCAGTATTTAGAGCAGTTAATTTATATTGTGTACATTTGGTCGGCCCCCCAACTATTAAACTATCTACAGCATTAACTGTTCCTCCATCT